TGCTATGTGGTCTCGTGAGGTGGGGTTAAGTTGTTTAAGTTTTGTAAATGGGCATCCTTGTACGTACCCTTGTGTCCGGTTATTTCGCTTAGGTGTAAACACTGCTCCAGCAACGAACCCGTATTTTCTGCGTAATACTTCTGTAGCTTCTTCCAATTCTCCTCTGAGAGTTGATTCGAGTTCGTATGCTTCTCGTTCGTTGAAATACCATCCATGTTCTTCTTGTTGTTGTAAGATTTGTGCGACCTGATGTTCTAGTTGGACCCAATCAGGTAAGGGTGGAAATGTTGACATAGTTTCTGGGTAACGATTGTATCTTGTTCACAATAGTCTTCCATCTCCTTGCTCCATTCTAACCAGTCAGAAGTCTCTCCAAAGTTCCCTTTGTATTCTCCTAATCTGTAGCCATAGGATTCCAGAGAGTGGCGACCATATAGCTTTGGTGGCATACCATCAGGCTTAGACTTGCGGTCTACTTCTAGCATGTTAGGATGGTACAACCTTGATAATAATAATGTATCTATGATACGTCCCTTTGGTTCAAAGAAAGGGTATATCTTTTTAATCACAGGTATGTCGAATCCTATGATGTTATGTCCAATAATAGTGTCAGCATCCATCAGATACGTAACGGCTCTGACTATGGGTTCGTCTCCTCCTATATCATTGTATCTTGTAGTCTCACCTGTCTCATAGTCAAGTGTGACAATACAATGTATCTCAGTTCGCTTTGCGTTTAGAGGTGTTGTCTCCAGATCGAACAGGAGGGTAATAGGTTTTGTCTCTGAATTTGGCACGTCTTTTCTGTTGTTTGGTGGGTGGGTTAGGTTTCTGCAAGTCAGAAGTCTGTGCTTGCGTCGAAAACTGGTGTTGTCTTAGTTTCATCTGCTTCATAAAATTTGCATGACGCTAGGTCATAGGTCAATCGTGTAGCGACTCCAACCTCTCCTGAGTAACGGTTTTTAAGAACTCGCAAAGTTGAAGTGTTGTTTGAATCTTCACTTTGTTGGTCTCTCTCCAGAGCGATGACTGTATCGCTGATTTGAGAGATCGAATGAGAGCCTCGTAGTTGTCCGAGGGATACACGTCCTCCCTCCTCGTGCGAATTACTGTCACTGTTGCTTCTCCTTAAATGTGATACTAAAAATAATGTGATACCTGTACGTTCGACAAGACTTCTGAGTCTAGTCATGGTGGAATCTATCATTCTTCTTTCATCGCCATCAAGTCCTGACAACAATATGCTGAGGTGGTCTAGGAATATAATACGACATTCCAGTCCACTGGCAAGGTATTCGATCCTGTTGTAAATAACATCCGGGTCAAAACTACCAAAGCCATCAAAAAGAAAGACGTTCCAATTAGCAAGCGTAGCATCAAATGCCTCCGTTAGTTCTTCTGTTTCATGTTCTCCGATGTGGAGTGCTTTACCTACAGCAGATGACATCAAGCCAAGTGCTGTACGTCTTGTGTTGGACTCCAGTTCCAGTATACCTACAGTCTCTCCTAGTTTACATAGGTGACATGCTAGGTCTCTGACGAATGAAGTCTTACCACTACCTGTACCGGCAGTGATCGTTATAAGTTCGCCATATCTTATGCCATGTAACATATCATTCATACCCTCGTAAGGATATTTATGGTCACATGCTTTTGTTGGTTCAGTTACTACATTGAGTAGATTCTTACCATCTATGATTCCGTCTGGTCTGTATGGCTTTGCGTCCCAGATGGCTTTTCTGATACTGTCAGAATCCCCAGCTTGGAGAGCATCTGAAGCATCTTTATAATTCTCGAGACGGGCAACCTTGACTCTGCCAGATGGGAGTATTCCCGAGGCAAGTTCAGTGGCCGTACGCCCTGCTTCATCGTTGTCGAAGAAGAGGACGATTTCTTGGTATCCCTGTAAGAATGGGATTGCTTTTTGGAGGTCTTTCTTGGCACTTGCCGCACCATGAGGTAGGCTGACCATCGGCCAACCTGACATAACCTCGTAACAAGAGGCTGCATCTAGTTCTCCTTCTGTAATTACTATTCGCTTTCCGGAGGTGGGGAAAAGATGCTGTCCAAAGAGCTGATCTGTTTTTCCACCTTCGTAATGAAAGTCTTTCTTCTTTGATTTAATTTTGAATCCAACAACTTGGCCGCTGTCATTATAATATGGGAAGCGGAGGGTATTTCCGTATCTGTAGATTCGGTAGAATGAGTTGGTGGCTTCACTGATTCTTCGTTTGTGCAGCTGTTCAGCTGATCCGAGGAATTGTACTCGTTCATTTGTCATTTGGGTGTAAGTGTGGTCCCCTTCCGCAGGGGTGTACGTGTGGCACGAAAAGCAAAACTTGTGACCATCAGAGTAAACTGAGTTAGCATCTGACGAGCCACAGTTAGGACAGGGTTCGTGTGCCACAAATTCGCTTTCTTCGTTCATATTAACCAATCTATGGGGATTGCATGTGCTGCTGCCCACTTGATGCCATGCTTCTCACACCATTGGGCATAGGTTGTTTTGGATTTCTTGCTGATCTTATTGAACGGAGCTTGAAATACCATACGTAAATCAATATCAGGATTGTCTCGCATGACTGCCTTGATCTTACGTCTATCTTTTGCATCCCAGTAACCCTTAGTCTCTAGCATTACACCATTGACTAAGCAAAAGTCTGGGTTGTAGTGGTGCTGTATGGTATAAGCAACCTTGTGTGTCTCATACTCATACTTAGCACCTACTTTATCGAGAATGTCAGCGACACTCTCTTCTAGCTTAGACCTAAAAGTCTTCTTCTTCATCAGGTACTGGTGCTGTTACAGTCTCTGGGTTTCTTGCTGTCTGTGTAGCGACGAAGCCATCAGTTTTACCGAACATGTCGGCAACTTGTTCATCGTCCATGCTATCTGTGTCTACAGCAGCACCCTCGCCTACAGCAACAACTTGTACGCCAAGCAGCTTAAGGCTACTTCCGTAGGTAACGCCATCTCTGAGGATGTATGGCTTCTGAAAGAAACCAAGCTTAACTGTTGATCCACCATAAAGTGGTGTCTTTGCATCAGTGATGGGTGTGCCCTCAGTGTCAACGACACCGGGTCTCTTGTCTTCTCCCCATGAGAACTTAATTTTGTATTTTCCATCTGCTACCTCCTCCCATGGTGTAGGTTTTAAGGTGGCTCTCTTTGGATTCTTGAGCTTAGACTCTGCCCATCCGAGCAGTGCTTGTCTCTCTGTCTCGAGTGCGTCAATTACACCTTCATCAACAACAGCTGATAAAGAGTAACCGAACTTACCCGGTTCAAGTATGGCTTGGAAGCCTTCTAGTTTAATCTCGTCAGTCACGTGGACGTTTTTAGGCATCAGTTTTGTTCTCCTTGTGGTATGTATCTATCTTAGACTGGATGTCAGCCTTTTGAGTTGTTAAGTAGTCAATCCTTTCGTTGATTGCTTTAAGTTGTGCGTGGTATTGTTCGTGTTTAGCTTTCTCTATGTCCTCTTTTGCCACGACGTAGATCTCTGTTGGTGCAAAGAAACTACTGAAAAAAGAACTAGGGGAATAGAAAGCCTCTTTATAAATGTCTATTGTCATAGTTAACAGAAAAAATAAGTGGATTCTATAACCGTTTCTGGTTGTAAGTCACCAATAATAGGTGGCTCTGTCTCTGCTCCTATTTGGAAAGCAAAGTCACGGAGATAGTCATGTTCTGCAAAGAGAATCATGTACGTCTCCCTTATTATAGCAGATAGTTTATCCATATCGCAACATCTGCTTAACACACTGTCATGGATTAGTGCGATTGGTTCATCAAAACTACGCACAGCGAGGTGTAAGAGAGATGCGTCAAGACTATGTATCAGGTTGGGTGCAGTGGCTGCCTTGTGCCTACTGAGATCGACGTCATTGGTCTCATCTGTAGCAACACTAAGTTGACATCTGCCGAGAAGTTGTAGGTCTAGACGTTCTACTTTCTTCTTCATAATCCGTTGCTTGACAACGAAGCCTGATGGTGTTGTCCATTCCACGTAGTCTGCTCCACGCTTGATAGACTTAGACACCTCTGTCTCGATCCATTTCATAACTGACATTGGCCCGGGCACGATCATGTGCATAGCCTCACGTACAGCTTTGACAATGGTGGTGAGTTGGTCTTTATCGACCTCTATACCTTTCTCATGTAGTGCTTCCTTGATGTAAGACCTATTTGAGAATGGTTTAGCGTTGTATGGTATAGTCATAACAGTACGTTTGACACACTTTCTATCCCATACAGGGTGTACACTGGTTGGAATACCTAAGCTTAGTGCTGTCTCTGCCACTTTTCGGTATGCATCTTGTGGTTTATCAGATGGTACAACATTGACCAGTGTAGCGGTGGACTTATCCCGAGCCAGACCAGCAAGTATTTGCAAGCCTGAGCATGTAGCGTCGGTTGCCACAGGTAGTGATGTAGTATGTCTATCACGCTTGACACAGCAATGGTAGTACTCATCACAGGCAGCAAGAAACTGCCATGGTTCTTCTGCTCCTTCCCATTCTGCAATAAAAGCGATGGGATTAGTTGCGACAGCTGAGACAAGTGAGACATTATCTCTTGTCCACTCAAGTCTCTCTTCCATAGTAGCTTTGTCAAGACCATAACTGGTAGCTACTTGGAAAGCAAGCCACTTCTCACATATCTCTTCTGATTCATCAGCAAACTGTAACAAACTTTTTCCAAAGTCTGTGTCTTGTGGTGTAAGAAAGGCAGGGATAGGGTAGGCACGACCACGATAGTCAAACGACCAAGGTATATAAAAGTTAATATCCTTGTAACGACGTACGGCTTCCATGGTCATGCGTGTGCGACAGGATCTCTTGAACTCTGCTGCTCGCTTATTCATTACTTCTGCCGCTTCCCTACGATACCTCTTACGGGATTCTTTGTTTTCTGCTATGTCGTACGGCTTTGGTGGCAGTTCGTAATTTATGATTGGAAGAAACTTACCTATACTTATTCCCCTGTCTTCGCACAGCATAGCGACATTGACTATGAACGGGTTTAACCGATATTTTACCTGTTGTATTTTGTTGAGAAAAGCAATGGGTATTTCCCCCTGTATACGGGAGGGATCGCCTCTTCTGACCAAATCGTGTCCTTGCATCAATTCATTGAGCATATAGCCGCCTGCTGACTCGTTAGACCAGTCTTTTGGAGGTATCAACATAGGCCACGCTAATGGGCTAAATATCTCTGCATTTGCCATGACCTGATCTTTGATGTCCATGAACTCAGCAGTAGGTGCTATGAATACTGTAGTCTTACGACCTGTACGCATACGCTGTTTGTAAAACCAACCACTTGCTTGCATGATACAGTCAAGTAACCATGCTCCTAGCTTGATACGTATACTTCTACTCCATGGTATCCACGGTGTTATACCATATCTGTTCATCAACGTCTTGATAACAGTGAGTTTTTGATGTGTACCTATAGCTTTGTGCCAATAGTTATCTTTTAGCGTCTTAAGCAATGCGGGTGCGTTCTCTTCATAGTGTCGCATGTTACATTCGTCTTCGATAGCTCGACCAATAGCTTCGCATACATTTGTTGCAATGTTACAACCTTCCTTGTAACCAAACACCTTGTCAAATGTAATCTTACATGCAATCGCAGCAGCCGCAAGTGGCTCGATTGTAGTCAAGTATATATGTATATCTCTAAATGCTGCACCATATTTACCTTGATGTATCTTCGCATTTGTCTTGAGTATCTTATCAACTACAAGTGGTAACAAAGTTTCTATCGAGGCTATGCCATATACACTAGCAGATGAGTAGTTCTGTTGCTCTAATTTAAGTGTCTGATCTCTAAGACGCTTCAGCCCCTGACTGATCTGTGTCCTCTCCAGCTGTATCTGCTGGTCTATCTGCTCTGGTGTAACATATGTCATTTAGCTGGTCTCTTACTTGGTTGTATAGGTGCTTGTATACCTCACTATAATGTGGGTGTGTTTTTGGTAGCATATCTAACGCCTGTTTTTCATAAGTGTAGACGTCATCACTGGGAATAGAAATTCTTTTTGTCATTTTCTGTAATGTACTTCTCTGGTTTTAGGTGTTGTATTGTATCATGAGTACACAAAATTAGTTCTTCTTCCTGATCCTTAATAATCTTTTTAAGGCGGTTCTTTGCGTGTTTTGGTATCTGATACGAGTATTCTTTGACCTTACCTGTCTTACAGTTGCGTGTACGAATGATGCAGTCATGTGATTCCATGATTTGCCAGTCGTTCATCTTCCAGTCCATGAACAAATCATACTCCATAGGCTCAAACCATTCGGCAGGGCATTTGGCAATCTTATTGTAATTGTTGGGAAAGTATTTCTTTGTCATAGGGTCTGTATCTCCTGTTAGGATTTGCGTGTTTGTCAAGGTATACGTCCTTGAGGGTAGTGTTATACCACTCCTTTGCCATAGAGTCAGCTCGATAGGCTGCTTCCATGTCGTCTGATGCCATCAGGCAAAAGTGTTTGCCGCAGTCAGTGTCGGCACAATAGTAATGGTAGGTCATGATGTGTGTGAACGGGTGAGTTTTTTAATTAGTGTTTTGGTACGGGCTTTGGCAGCCTGTATCATTCTGGGCTTTTTCTTGTACTTGGGCGGCTTCTTGCTGTGGTGCTGCCAGTTGGGTGTTGTCATAATAACTCCAATGTCGTGTAACCCCTGCAATGATAAAGAAGTTAGTTACAATGGTGAGTATGCGTACTAACTTCTTCATTTTGCAATGTATGGGTATTGTTCGTTGTCAGGATAGTACCAGTCAACAAGTGCATATTCCAGCTTGCCGCAATGGTTCTCCGCATACTTTTCTGCTTTGTCCTGATTATACACTATATGCTTGTCAACGTCGACCTTAATTAACATGTATAGTGGTTTGATGGGTGCGTATTTGTAAGGATCTATATTGATCTCTGGGTGGTCATCTCTCATTACAAGTACCCCGCTATCTCACAGCCGGGCTCGTCGTAGAACCACGAGATGGATACGTCAGGATACTGCTCTCTGAGTGCAGAGCATATGGCTTCTGGTGGAGACCATGCTGTATTGAACTCGATCTCTGTACATTCTGGGTCATCATCTGTGACTACTACGTCATATGCATCCCACTTGGTATCCCAGTTAGCTAGTCTCCAGTCGTACCATCTGTCATCAGCTCTGCCTGTTGACTTGAATACAAGCCTACGCCATGGATCTTCGACGTATTGTGGTAACTCGCCAACCTTGCCTCTAGGCTCATAGAGTGGACTTCTATTTACCTCGTTGGTCATAATTGGCGTGTTGAGCCAGTCTGGTTCTGGTATGATCTGACCAAAGCAGTTCTCGTCCTCGAATATCTGCTTGATCTTGGCTACATCATCTGTGTTAGCTGAGTAGACTGTAACCCTGTTGTGGCAATGGTTTGGCATTGTTATCTCCTAATTATTTGTTGTATCTTGCTTGTATTTTAACATAGTTTGGGTTGCTTGAACCAAGTTCTGAGTCAT